GATGGTCACGCTGCCCGACGGGTGGACGTTCGAGCAACTCAAGGCAGAGCAGCCGACGTCGACGTACCGTGAGTTCAAGAAAGAAATCTTGAACGAGATTTCACGGTGCCTTCAGTGCCCGAGCAACGTCGCCCGGCTGTCGAGCGAGGACTACAACTACTCGTCTGCACGCCTTGATGGTCAGACCGTCGAGGCTCACCGGCGTGTGATGCGTGACGATCTTGAGCGTGTGATGCTCGATCGTGTCCTTGCCGCCTGGGTCAACGAAGCGTCTCTGGCTGGCGTTCTGCCTGAAGGCATCCCACCGTTCTCAGAGTGGGACTGGTCGTGGCAGTGGGACGGAAAAGAGCACGTCGACCCGCTCAAGGAAGCCAAGGCGACCGAGACCAGATTGTCGACGCACACGACGACGCTGGCTGCGGAATACGCCAAGGCTGGCAAGCAGTGGGACGTCGAGTTGCGCCAGCGTGCCGCTGAGATCGCACTCATGAAGGAATTGAAGTTGTTCGTCGACTTCACGCCTGAAGTGAATTACGGCGGAACGCTCGACGAGAACGGCGAACCCGTAGGAGCCGACGAAGAATGAACACAATCAAGATTGATTCCGGCGTGACGTTCCTGCAGGCGGCCGAAGGCGATTCGGCACCGGCTGGCAAGAAGTTCCGCATTGTCGCCTACACCGGCGCTCCGATCCGGCAGGGCTGGAGCCGTGAGCCTGTCGTGATCGACATGGCTGCGATGCAGCTGCCGGCGACGGTGCCGGTGGTGCTCGGTCACGACTACTCGCTCGGCAGCATCCTCGGGCAGGGTCGCCCGTTCATCGAGGCTGGGCAGCTGATCGTCGAAGGCGAGATCCTCGCCAGCAACGCCAACGCTGACCAGGTCGCTGCACTCGCTGCGGCTGGCTACCAGTTTCAGGCGTCGGTTGGTGCTGACGTTCGCCGGCACCAGAAGATCGACGCCGACGGCGTCACTCAAGTCAACGGATCGGCTCACGTTGGGCCGGTTCGCATCGTCAAAGCCTCGGCTCTGCGAGAGGTTTCGTTTGTCACTTTAGGCGCTGACTCGCAGACCAGCGTCGCCATCGCGGCAGAAGCCGACGAGGAGTTTTCTATGGCGGACAACGCCACTCAGACGCCCGCAGAGGAGCCGATTGTGGCTTCCGCTGTGGAAGCCCCGGCGAATGTCGCCGTGGAAGCCAAGCCCGACGTCGATTACGCCGAAGTGATCGCAACCCTCAAGCAGAAAGTCGAGCAAATGGAAAAGCTCAACGCCACGCGCGACGAGCGACCGGCGGCTCCCGCCATCCACATGGTGCAGCCGACCAGCCGCAGCCCGGAAGTGATCGAGGCAGCGTTTGCCCTTCAGGGCGGCCTGCCGAATGTCGAGAAGCAGTACGACGTCAAGGTGCTCGAAGCCGCTGCGAAGATCCAGCGGACGACCAGCCTCGGCGAGGTGCTCCTCTCGGCTGCCGAGGAAGGCGGCTACACGGGATCGCGTCGGCTCACCGCTGCGACTCTCCAGCCGATCTTGAAGGCTGCGTGGGCGACCCACAGCATCGGTGGCATCCTGTCGGCGACGGTCAACAAGTTCCTCCTCGCCGGCTTCAGCGGCGTCGAGAGCTCGTGGCGGTCGATCTCGACTGTGCGTTCGGTCAACGACTTCAAGGCGCTCACGAGCTATCGGCTCAACGGCGGCATGAAGTTTGAGAAGGTCGCCCCTGGCGGCGAGCTCAAGAACGCCAGCGTGAGCGACGAGTCGCGGACGATCTCGGCAGAGACCTACGGCATCATGACGAGCGTCACCCGCAATGACCTCATCAACGATGACCTCGGTGCTCTGACTGCGGTTCCGCAGCGGATCGGTCGTGGCGGTGCCCTGAAGCTCAACGATGTCTTCTGGGCTTCGTTCCAAGACGACTCGGCGTTCTTCACCACGGGTCGCGGCAATAAGAAGGCCACCGCCGGTGCTCTGAGCTTGGCGAACCTCAAGGCGATCGCCACGCTGTTCCGGAAGCTCAAGGATCCCGACGGCAATCCTGTTGCTGTCGAGCCTCGGGTTCTGCTCGTGCCCGCCGACATCGAGTTGGCGGCTGCGGAGATCATGGGCTCTTCGCTCTTGGTCGGCGGTTCGTCTGCTGCACCCGATCGCAACGTGCTGGCCGGTCGGTATCAGGTCGTGTCGACCAGCTACCTCTCCAGCGCCGAGGACTACTACCTGCTTGCTTCGCCGGCTGACATGCCTGTGATGGAAGTGGCTTTCCTCAACGGCGTGCAGAGCCCGATCGTGGAGACGGCGGAAGCCGATTTCAACACGCTCGGCGTACAGATGCGTGGCTACTTCGACTTTGGCGTCGCCAAGGCCGAATACCTCGCCGGCGTGAAGGCTGACGCTTCTTGATCTGAAACAAACCGTGTTCGCCGGGCGGGAGCCTTCTCCCGCCCGGCGGCATGATTCCAAACACTTCCCAACACTCGTAGAAAGTAGGTGATCCTAATGGCTTCTTATTCTCAGGCTGGCTGTCTCCTCGACTACACGCCTTCGGCTGCTGTTGCCGCTGGCGATGTCGTCTTGCTCGCTGACTTGGTGACCGTGGCTCCCCGTGCAATCGCTGCCAACGCACTCGGTGCGGTGTCGGTCGACGGCGTGTGGAGCATTGCCAAGGCCACCGGCGCTGTCTCGCAGGGTGCTCTCCTGTACTGGGATGCCACCAACAGCGTCGTGACCACGACTGCCAGCACGCACAAGCGGGCCGGCAAGGCTGCCGCTGCGGCTCTGTCAGCCGATGCGTCGGTGATGGTCATCCTCAACGTCGGCTAGTCCCTAGTCCCTAGTCCACCTGCAAGCCGCCGGCGGCAGCGTCCTCCTTTCCGCGCCGCCGGCGGTCTTGTAGACATCCGAGGTTTTCATGGCCGACATGCTCTCTGCCGGTGCTACATGGCTCGCCGGGCAGCTGGCGTCGGGTGCCTCACGTGCTGTGCGGTATCAGCGTGGCGTCGACTTCGGCCTGGTCAACGCCACGATCGGCACCAGCCGTTTCGAGTCGCAGGGCACTAGCGGCGTTATTGAGCAGTGGGAAAGCCGGGATTTCATCATCAAGGCTGGCACGCTGCCCTTCGGCGAGCCGCTGCGGCACGACAAGATCGTCGAGACGATCAACGGCGTCGACGTCACGTATGAGGTCACAAGCCCGCGTGGCGTGCCGGTGTTTCATCACGGCGATGCGTTCCGGCAGACGGTGCGTGTGCATACGATCTCGACTGCTGAGTCGGCACAGGTCGCTCCGACGCTCAGGCGTCGATTCTGGGGCTCGTTTGCTGCCACGACGATGACTGACGCACAGATCGTCGCAAGCCTCGCTAATGACCTCGGAGGCTCTCGGGCACAGTCCCGCACGATCACGGCGGCGACCGCGTATATCTACGTCGTGCTGCCGACGAGCTTCGGCGTGCCGACGTTTGCCGTGTCGGGTCTGACATCCTCGGCGTGGGAGACGACGACTAGGTCGATCACGTTCGCCGGACAGACGGCACAGAGCTATGGCATCTACCGATCGACCTACCCGATCACGGGCACAATCAATCTCACGGTGTCATGAGCAGCATCAAGGGCACCAACGTACTCGCTCCGGTCGTGCCATTCGACACGACCGACAGCCACGCTTCGCACGAGGCACGCTACGGTCGAGGCGGCTACCGCAGCGTGGCAGACATTACAGAGCGAGACGCGATCCCGGCGCTGAGGCGAGAGGCGGGAATGCTGGTCTGGGTGGTCGACACTCAGAAGGCATGGCGAATGAACGACAATCTGACGACGTGGACTGAAGTCACGGCGATCAACGAACCACAACTCATTGACGGCGGGAGCTACTGACATGCCAAGCACGATTCGTATCAAGCGGTCTACTGTTTCTTCGGCACCGGCTACGCTGCAAAACGCAGAGCTTGCCTACAGTGAGGGTGGCGGCGGCACGCTGTGGGTGGGTGTTGGCACGGGTGGCACGGGTGGCTCGGCTACCAGCGTGCAGGCGATCGGCGGCCCGGCGTACATCTCGAGCCAGCTATCCAGCTACGTCACGAGCTCCAGCCTGTCGACAACCCTTGGCAGCTACGTCACGTCGTCATCTTTGAGCACGACGCTGTCGAGCTACGCGACAAGTAGCTCTGTGAGTACGGCGATCTCCAACGTCATCAACGCAGCACCGGCGGCGCTCGACACGCTCAAGGAGCTTGCCGACGCACTTGGTTCGGACGCGGCGTTCTCGACGACCGTGACCAACTCGCTGGCGGGCAAGCTGGCGACGGCGAACAATCTCAGCGAATTGACTGCCACGGCGTCGACGGCCAGGACGAACCTGGGGCTTGGCACGATGGCTACTCAGGCTGCGAATAACGTGGCGATCACGGGTGGCACGATCGAAAACGTGACGATCGACGGCGGCAGCTTCGGGGCATAGCCGGTCGTGACTCGCCTGACATGGGCGACAATGCCGCCCACGAGGAACCCTAATCAATGCCGACGTTTTCCCAGCTTCCGGGCGACTTGACTGTTGAGTTCGTGGTCGGCGATGAAGTCAACTTCACGCTTGATCTCGACATCGACGTCACCTCGTACACGTTCACGGCAGGTGTCTACGTCGTCAGCACAAACGGCTTTTTCGGCGGCGGCGGCGGCACTGTGAACGCTGTCGGTGCGACTGCCATCACGCCGACGATCACAATCGTCAACGCCGCAGCCGGCACGCTTGCTTGGGGTGCGACCGAGGCACAGACGATCACGCTTTCGCCTGCGATTAAGTATCGGCACTTCGTTCGATACGTCACGCCAGCGGGCGTCACTCGCACCGTGGTGAGCGGTGATTTGGTGGCACGAGCGCCATGAGCGTTATCAACGTCACAGTCACGAACGCAGGGGCTGCAAACGTCACCGTTTCAAACGGGTCGACGGTCAATGCCACTGTCGGCAACGGTGGTGCCGTCAACGTATCGACCGGCACGATCTCGCCTGGCAACGCCACGGTCGTGAGTGGCACGCTGACGATCAACAGCACGACGACGCTCGCGGCTGGCTCGGCTGCATACGTCAAGAACGACCTCGGTACAGCGTTCGCTGCGAAGCTAGACATCGGCATCCCGGCCGGGCCGGCGACCTTGGTGAGTGTCGGCAATACAACGACGCTGGCGGCTGGTAGCAACGCCACCGTTACGGGCACGACGAGCGGCAGCAACCTCACGTTGTCGTTCGGCATTCCTCGCGGCGTCACGCCAGCCTTTGCCATCGGCAACGTAACCACGGGTGCCGCCGGTTCTTCGGCGTTAGTGGTTGCGACTTCGGCCAACAGCGGCGCAAACGTGACGCTCGACCTGACGATCCCGAGGGGCGATCCTGGCACCAGCGGTACGAATGGAACGAACGGCACGGCAATCACGCTGTCAGACGGCACGCCTGCGAATCTCGGGACAGCGGCACCGGGTACGAGCAACCTTTCAGCACGTGCTGACCACGTCCACTCGCTGCCGGTCATCGCCTACGGCAACCTGTCTGGCACGCCCAGTAACTTCCCGACAAACACGACGTTGGTATCTGGCCTGTCGGCGGGCTACTCGTCGATCAGCCACGCACACAACTACGTTACGTCGCTCAACAACCTGACGGGCGGGCTCACGCTCGCGGCGGGCAGCAACGTCACTTTGACGGCGAACGGATCGACGCTGACGCTGTCGTCCTCGGCAGGCGGGCTGGGTGCCAATGACGCCGTTGATGGTGGCGACTATGTCGGCGAGATACTCTACGGCATCACGTTCGGCACGCAGCCGCAGAGCCAGACGCTAAACAGCAGCCTAACGCTTGGCAGTTGGTCAAACGCCGTCAACACGGGTCTCAATCCGATTGTGCTGGCGTCAAACACATCTGCGTTCTTGGCAGCCAACGCCACCATTGGATCGTCTGGCATCATGGTGGGGGCTGCGTTGTCCAGTAATGGGCAGGCATGGACGGCAACCAACGGCACGCTCTCGGGTGGGCCGACGTATTCTCAGACCATTGATTTGCCACTTGCACCTCCGGTGTGGGACGGCTCACGATGGGTAACGCTTGCCAGCCACGGCGTAACTAGCGAGCAGGTATGCGTGGCAGTTTCGGGGAACGGGGCCGTATCGTTTGTTGGGAATGTCATATCGTTTGGTGCTGAATCAGGGGCTACTGGATCAGCAAGCCGCATCGTCTACGGCAACGGTCTGTACCTGCGAGTCGTCGGCAGGAACGTCTATCGGTCAACTGATTGCGTGAACTGGTCGGCGGCAACTCCATTACAGGTAACGGTTGGCGGACTCACCTCAAATAGCCTGAATATATTTTCGGCCTTTTTCTCAAATGGTGCGTTTTTCGTCGGCGGGTTTTTTCAAAACTCCGCAAATCAAAGTACACAAAAGATTCTCCGGTCTACCGATGGGTACACATGGGCAGAGTCCAATACCGGGTACGTCTTCCCTTTCGCAGCAGCTTCCGGCCAAAGAATTGTGGCTGGGAGTGCAACGCTGAACTCAAGCGGAACTGTGGTGGACTTGCTAAGGGCGGTCGTCGTCAGCACAGACGGGATAACGTGGAATCGGTACTCGGTGCCACGTCGTGCGTACAGTATTTTTTGGACCGGCGAGCGATTCGTTGCGTTTGATAACGAAAGCACAAACGAATACATCTGGTCAACCGACGGACAGACATGGACGGTTGCAATGTTGCCAGAGACTCAGGGCTGGTCTGGGGTGGCTGCAACGTCGTCGGCGTGGGTAGTGCAGTACCAGTCCAACGGTTCTCGCGTGTTCAATGCCCAGACTTCTATTTCGTCTGCTTCTGCCAACCTCACCGTATCCGCCAGCGTCTCCGGTGGTGCTGCGGTCGCGTACCAGTGGCAGTCGTCTACCGATGCGGGCACGACCTGGGCGAACGTCAGCAACGCCACGACATCGACGCTCTCGCTTACGGGCTTGACCACGGCGAACAGCGGCACGCGGTACAGAGCGGCAGCGTCGGCCACAGGTGCTACGACCGTCACCAGCCAATCGGCAACTCTCACAGTCTCGGGGTGATACATGCCAAATAAGATCAAGCCCAAGCGAAGCTACACCGCAAACTCAGTGCCGCTCACGACGGACCTTGAGACGCACGAGCTGGCGATCAACTGGACCGACGGGAAAGCGTTTACCAAGAATGCCGCCGGCAGCATCGTAAGCGTGACGCTAGGCGGCACCGGCGGTGGTGGCGAGGACACAGTCCTGCGTTCGTTTTTCCTGCCGCCTGCACCGACCAGCGTCTCTGCCACGGCAACCAACGCCCAGGCTGTCGTCACATGGACGGCACCGGCTGTCGTAGTGCCACCGATCACGGACTACATCGTGCAGTTCTCCAGCAACAGCGGGTCGTCTTGGACGACGTTCTCTGACGGCACGTCGACGGCGACGAGTGCGACTGTGACCGGGCTCACCAACGGCACGGCGTACACGTTCCGCGTGGCTGGCGTCAACGGCATCGGCACCGGGGCGTATAGCACGGCGAGTGCTGCGGTGACGCCAGAGGCAGGCGATGCGTACTTCAGCAATGTCTCTCTGTTGCTCCCCTTCAACGGCAATCTGACAGACGCCAGTAGCAGCCCGAAGACGATGACGGCGTTTGGCGACGCCGCCGCCACCGGTGTAGCGAAGTTTGGCAGCGCCTCGCTTGCACTAGACGGCACCGGCGATTACCTGACTACGCCGTCTTCTACGGACTTTGATTTGCCGGGTGACTTTGTCATTGAGACATGGGTGCGTCTGACTGCACCACCTAGCTCGTTTGCAGGTGCATACGGTGCGGCTGTTGTCAGTCGATACACGGGTGCAGGCCAGGAAGCAAACAAAGGCTTCCAGCTACGCATCAATGGCACAGCGTCCGAATACGACACCATCAACTTCTACACCGGCGTGACTGACCTCAACTTTTCAACAGCGGTCGCCCTCAATACATGGCACCACGTCGCCGTCGCTCGGTCGGGTTCTAGCCTGCGGGTTTATCTAAATGGCTCGCAGGTTGGCAGCACAGTGACTAACAGCGACTCGCTAACGCCCACATCCTCTCGCAGTCTGTCGATTGGCAGGTTGGCGCTTGAGACAGTCTACCTGTTCGACCTGCCGGGCCAGATCGACGACCTGCGAATCACCAAGGGCTCCGCGCGTGGCTACACAGGTGCGACCATCACCGTCCCGACAGCAGCGTTCCCGACCTCATGAGCAGCACACTACGCAGACTCGCCGACGCACTCGCTACCGGGCTCGACTCGGTCTCGTGGGAGATCAGTTCCACGATCGTCGAGCGCAAGAACTGGGCGAGCCTCGACCTCGACGCTATGAGCGTGCCGCACGTCTACGTGATTCCTGGCAACGCTGACGTCACCCGTGTCAGCCGGCAGGCTATGCAGGTCGACTACACCGTGACGGTGTTCGTCGGGCAGCACGTCCAGACCGACGCGCAGGTAGACGCCATGCTCGACCTGGCCGACAGCGTCATGCTCTACGTGCGTGCTCACTCGTTCGGCTCTGGCGTCGTCTGGCCGGCTGGCGTGACCAGCCCGCAGACAGTCAGTATCGATTTGAATCCTGACGACGCATTGACCGAGCGGAACGTCTGGCGTGCCGTGATTACGGCGACGTATCGGGTGTTTGAGAGCAATACTCTGCCGCCGCCACCCACGCCGTAGAGGTGATGTATGTCGGTCGTCGACATCGACCCATCATTCTTCCCGGCTCCGTTTAGGTTCCGGGTCGGG